GTGATCTACATACGTCTGAAAGCCCTCAGAACCAGCCTTGACGCAGAAATACACATCCTCGCCACATACACCGTTAGAACCCCATCCAGCATCGAACCAAGGTCTGCCCGTCTTCTCAAACACTTCTCTACGGATCATTACAGCACCAAACCCAACCGCTGTAACTTCCTCAATTCCTTCTTTGCCGCGAGAGTCAATGTTCGACCACTTACGAACCTCTGTATCACCTTCCATATACCTTGTGAGTATCTTGGCGGTAGGAGTTACAGGCTTCCTTCTAGTCGTTGCATTTACCCCAACAATCGGCACATCTCGACTTAACATTATGTCAATGATGTCATGCGGAAACCGCATATCGCTATCAATAAATAATAGCGCTTCACATCCTTCACCTAATGCCACTTCTGCCAACTTCTCACGCTGGTCAAATATCAGCGTTCCCGGCATTGTGTATAAACTTAAACCGCCTTTACCATCTTTGCAACGTACTGACGCATCATGCGCTGTCATCCGAGCAAAGTCAAAAGCAAAACCAGTATGTACTTCATCCCGGCATGGTACGCAAACACCAACTCTCATACAGTACCCCTATACGTTTTCCACACAGCATTATCAGGATCGTTCAGCCACCTAGCAAACCCGATCTCATCAACCACGTTAAAGCCCTTCATAATCCCTTGCTGGTTCAGTACATCTATGACCGTAAAGGGTATTCGAGCAACGTGATGCAGTTCGTTTAGGTGTCCTTGCCGAGACTTATCGTAGTCCAGTTGCTTCTTATTGGCTTCGATAATCTCTGTTACATCCTGCTTAGTCTCGATGACGATACCACCGTCACCGTCTTCATATGCTGTTTGAGTCCGTATCGGATTACTCATTGAATATGTGCCCAAGTGCGTCCTATTCTCACTCCCCGGACACAGTTAGGGGATACGCCAAGTTCCCTAGCCATAGCTGCATGGCTGAGTTTGCTTGCTCTAATTGTCCTTACTTGTTCTTTATTTAGCAAGGACTTGCCGTTACCTTCACCTTTAGGAGCAACAACCCGCTTTCTCCCTTTGGCAATCATATCTTGCGTATTTTCCTTATGGGTTCCAATGCTTAGATGATTAGGATTAACACACTTAGGATTGTCGCATTTGTGCATAACGACCATCTTTTCTGGAATTTCCTGCTTATTTGCAAGTTTCCAACTTACCCTGTGTGCTAAATCATTACCTAAACCTTTTGCCCCTACAGAAATACGCCCGTAGCCATTTGAAAGAATCTGTCCTATCCAATGCCAACATTCATCTTCCGACTTCTTGTCAACAAAGTTCCAAAACCTTTCTTCTAGTGTGCCACGAGCGTGTTTCTTAAAACCGACAGAGCCATGAGTCTTAAATCTAACGTAATGCTTGTAGCACAACGACAAACTTTTAACCCTTACCTCTGACTCACAACCATCAACGGAACATTTCATAAATCCTCCCATAGTTACCTATAGGAGGATTATATATCAAAATCCGTTATAGAGCCATGTCAAGATCGGCTATGATCCCATGAGCGGCTTCGTTCTTAACCTCAAGCGTTACTTCAGCCAGAAGCTGAGTGTTCTCACTGTCGCCGGTCTTAGCCAGATCATTGGTCTGGAATGGACGCAGGTAAGCAAGTGCTGCGTACTCAGGATCAAGGATCAGAGCATCACGGGTACGCATGAAGCGGTTAGGAACAACCGACATCGTGCCAAAGTCAGACATATAAACGTCAGCCGCACCGATAATGGTGGTCGGAGTATTGCCCGGAGCCATGTAACGCTGTGCAGCGATACCAGCAAACGACGATACCTTCTGCTTACCAGCAGCACCAACCATCAGAATCTTCGGAGAACCGCCCGATACGAACACCTCGGAAACAACGGTCTTCAGCAGAGTCTCAGTGAATGTACGAGCAGTACCGTCAGTACGGGTCGAAACACCGATAGTTGCTGGATCAGCACCGTCAGAAGCCTTGTCCGAGTTAGTCTTGATCCACGACAGGATCGAACCGAGCTTACGAGCGATAGTCGATGTACCAGCCGAACGACCTTGGTTCGCTAGCAGGATGGTTTCCAAATCGCGCTTCAGTTCAGCCGATGCTTTAGCCAACTGATAAGCCTTTTCCGACTTACGACCAGCCTTGTTTACTGTGTCCAGAGTACCCGAAACCTGAACGGTCTTTTGGATGATCTGGGTGTAGTTACCAAGACGAACGGTAGGAGCCAGAGTTGCCGATGTAGCGTCTGCACCTTCAATCGCAGCGTTAGCTGTAGTAGCAGCAGCCAGCGAGTCAGTCTGCCACTCATGGTAGACAGCAGTTGCCTTAGTCTTGCCAATAGAAGACATGAATGGTGTCTCAGTTGGCGAGATGTCATAGATGATGTCGGTCAAATCTTCCCGCTGACCAATCGCGGTATGTGCTGTAAATGTAGGCATGATTTAATTCCTCATAAGAAACGTTCAAATGCTTTAGCGGCATCAGCAACCCTTCCGGTCTGCCTAGCCTTGGCTTTTAACTTTTTCAGTTCCTCGTTACCATCACGACCTTGGGAAACGCCAGACTTCATTACTTTAGGAGCCTCGTTTACCTTCTTCGTGATTCCCGGCTTTGCAGACTGTAACTTGTCGTACTGCATTGCCTTCCATAACGTTAGAACCTGACGAGAATCATAGATTCCCGCTAATTCCTGTTCTGTGAATCCTAGCTTCTGACCAAACTCCCGCAGTTCTCGCCGAGCTACCTCACCCTTCTGTGGGTCAGCATACTCAGGTATTGCCTCTGCCAGCTTACGAGCTTCAGCCTGTATTACTTGACCGAGTTGCTCCTGACGTTCCTGATCCTGCTGCTGCGCAATTCGCTGTCGTTCAGCCTGAACTTGAGCTAACTGCTTTTCCCGCTGTGATAACTCTGCAACCTTAACTGCGTACCCAATAGGGTCGGTTTCCTTCAGATAGTCCAGATTCTCAGTTTCTGGCTGCTGGTTAAGCATCTGCTCAATCACCTGCAACCGTTCTGCGTATTGGTCACGCAGATACCTAGCTTCCTCGATACGCTGCCTCTCTGCTTCTACGGCTTTGCGTTCTTCAGCTACAGCTTGCGATTTCTTCGTATAGTCTGTGCCAAGTTGATAAGACTTGATAAGCTCGTCAAGGGTTACTTCCCGTTCTTCACCCGCTGCTTTAACGCGGTATTTAGGAGGTTCCTCGGCTTCTTCTTCGCCTTCATCTTGTTCTACCTCCGATTCGTCATAAGACTCCTCGGATTCGGCTTCGCTATCATTGGCTTCGAGTTGGGTTTCCGGTTGTTCCTGTTCGGAGCCTTCTTGCCCACCCATAAGACCCATGATAGCGTCGGCTGCACCACCTACGTCTAACTGAGTATTCCCTTCCGGGGTCATACTTCCAGTATCGCTCATATATATTTCCTAAATTATATCGGGAACCGCCCGACTCGGATTACAAAATCTTTAGTTTTTTAGCATCAATCTTCTTCTGTGCCGATAGTCCTTCAAGATACGTTTCGACAATATCTAGCGTTCTAAGCGTCATGTATGCTTGTTCTCTAGTCGAGATGTCATCATACTGGCTCATTGCGAACTTGTTAAGTTCTGCTGTCTTTAGTTCCGACATCATTTGCTGGAACCACTCATCTTTCAGCAGGTTTTCAGCCCATAAAGACTTGTCCATTTGAACCCTTAGTCAGATTGCCCAGTTCCCTGATAGCCTTCAGGACAATATCAGCCTGTTTATTACGGCTATCCTCGTCAGCCAAGTCCATCGCCAGAATCGCTTGCAACTGCTTGACCGCTAGCTCTGCCTCACGAATCCGCATATCTGCCGCATCACGCTCTGCCTTCATCGCCATCTCAATACCCTTACGAGTATATTCAGCCTCTAGCGATTGTTTCTCTAGTTCCAACTTAGCAGACTCAATCTGAGCCTTAGCCTCGGTTTTCTCACGCTCTACCTCTGCGATTAGACGGGTAGCCTCTGCTTGCATATCTGGCTTAGGCTCTTGTGGTTGCGACAGTTGTGCGTTCTGCTCAGGGCTGATCTCGTTAATGAAAGCCTTAGCATCCTTGAAACCAGCCGATTCAATCAGTCTAGCCAAGGTATCGCGGTATTGACCAACAGATACCAAAGGATTCGATGTGCCAAACTGAGTCAAGGCTTGCTCTTGCTTGCCTAAAATCATCTGGAGCATGGCTAGTTTCTGATCCCGGTCACCTGAACCCAAGCCGACGTTAATCGCCACATCGTACTGATTCGTCCATGTACGAGGATCAAAAGTTACAAACTTGCCACGCATACGGACAATCTTTGCCTGATCCTGATACTTGCCCAATAGGTGCAAAATGCCCTTAAACAGCGACTTAACGCCTGTCTCAGCAAAGATTCGAGCGATCAACTCCAGCTTGCCAGAGTTCGACTTCATCATTGCGGCAATAGCCGTAGCCGATACGTTATTCAGTACGTCAGGATCAAGACCCTGTTGCTGGTCGCTAACGCCTGTACGTTTAGCCTGAACCTGATCCATGTACTCAAGCATTGGGAAAGCCTGAGCCGTTACCGCAGGAACCTCGATAGGCTGCAAAGCACCAGCCGACTTCATGCGGATAATCCCGCCCGGAGTAGCATTTAGCGCATCATCCAAGTTCACCTGACCATCAACAACCCCGATACGGGCATTGTTCGTTAGGTACAGGTTATCGAGCATTTGACGGGTTACAGTGGACTTGATTAGCTGGATGTCCATTGTCCGGTCTGCCAAGCTCTGACCAAAGAACTTGTGCGGAATAGGGATAGGACACAGGCTATGGAATGGAACTAGGTCACATTCCTCGTCATCCAAGATTTCGCTGCCAGCGTAGGTAATCTTCCGCAGTTCAGCGATACCGTCACCATTAACGTCAATCTTGATATAGCACTCATAGACCTCACAGACCTGCATCGTAGGGTCAAGGCTAATATTTTCATCCGGCTGCTCACCCTGAGAGAATCGGGCTACTCGTTCCGTTGTGTACTGAAGATCATCGTAAGAAGGCAATCCCTCGACCACATCCTTATCGAACCCCATCGCTACCAACTCACTACGAGTCATTAAGCGACGATGAGCCACGAACGGGCTATCCTCAATAGTTCTTGCCGATTTGCTAATCAGGAATTCTTCAGGTGGCACGTTCTCAATTTTGACGCAACCGTATTTCTTGACCTTCTTGACCTTGACCGAGTACAACGGAATCTGGATCGGGAAGCCCATCGGGTCAACGCCACCATCGATAAACTCGACGTTCTGGCTAACCACCTCAATGGCAGGATCAGACAGCAGTAGGGCTAACTCATCTTCGGTCAGGTTCTTGTAGGACTCTTTATTAACGTCCTCTTTGGCTTCCCAGTACGCCTTGACTACGCCGACCTTCATCATCAGCGCGTCTTTGAACCAGTTATGCAGGATGATTAGACCATCGTTTTCCCGGTAGAACACCCAATTGCAGTAATCGGTAGCCTGTCTAGCAGACTGCTCATCTTCTGGAGTCTGTGGCTCAAAAGAGACAATATCCTCAGTAGTCGTAAAGACTCGGATAAGTTGAGGCAACGCACCGTCGATAGCCTCAGCTACCTCGCCAGTGACGATCTGGCTGCGTCCTTCAATCTCGTTACCATAGGGATAACGCAGGTAATACTCGAGGGCTTTAGCCCGTTGGTCTGTTGTCTCGGTATCAATGTACCCAATAGAGTTATCGATTTCATTTTCGATAATACTCTTGATCTGACCGTCATCCATCTTCATAGCAAATCCTTAACGGGTTTTGCTGATTATACAATCCATTTGGTC